CGTAAGTTTTGTTAGTTGGTAAAAATCCGTTGTAATCCATATCAACAGGACGTTTAGATACAAGGTCAGGATTAGTAACTTTGTAACCAAATTTAGCAGCTTTCGCTTGTGCTATTTGTTTAGCGTTTGGAATATCTAAAGCAGTACCTTCAAAAACTGCATACACTTGTTTGTTCCATCTGTGATGGCAGTTACCTCCACCTTTGTAAAGCCAAATTGAATAAGTGTCAGTTCCATTAGGCCCCCAACCTGCATTAACAACTTGATTTTCCATTTTGATAATATCCTCTTTACGGTAAATCTTGTTAGCTTTTACCATAGCAGTACAAAAGTCTCTAGGATTCTTTGTTACTTGACCTTCGTATTTGTATCTCACAACGAATTTAACGCCATCAATTGTTTTATCTTGCTTACTTGTTATATTAGGTCTCGCATCGCCTGTAGAAACAAGATTTACAATCTTACTCAACAGACTTTGTTTAGGCTCTTGACTTAATAGTTCGTTTTCTAAATCGTCATTATCATAATCAACAGGTTTTTCATCTACTAAAACCCAGTCAGGATTTACATCTTCTCCTAAATCAATTAATGCGTTTGTTTGTGAACTTAACTCAGTTCCATCTGTACCTGTTTCTTCTGCAACTTGTTCTTCAGTTTGCGTGTTTTCAAGGTCTACAAACTCCAAAGGTTGTAATGTTCTAAAGAATAGTTTTAAGCTGATTCCGTTAAATCCTAAGATTTTATCAAATGCTTCCAATATCTCCTCTTGCATTGGACGAATAACCATGTTATCAAAGAGAATAGAAGAGTTTTTAAGCTCATCTGCGTTACTGCTGAATCCATTTGTTGAAGCAACTCCAAATAATAGCGGAGAAGTCACGTTATGACCTAACATAATTTTACGTAAACATTCCTCTGATAGATACGTGTAATGCTCAGGAGCATCGTTTAAAGGAATATCGTCTACTGTTGTTTTTGATTCTTGGTTGTCATTGAATGCAACGATTACTTTCTGTCCTCTAGAACCTGTAAGCTTATTCATGACCTTTGAAGTGATCATGCTTTGTTGTTCTTCAGTAGGTACTCCGTTGTTGAAATTAACTACTTTCGTTCCTGAGAATCCGTTCTGAACTTCGTTGATTAGATAATCTGCAATTTCCTCTTCCAAAAGTGCGTAAGGTAAAGCTCCTTGATAGTCAGGATAAGCATAGTATTTCATACCTACTGCATAAGGCTTTACAAATAGAATCTCTATCTTTTCTTTGCTGAATCCAAACGCAGGAAATCTTTTAGGAGCAAACTTTTTAACATCTGTCCAATCGTCACTATAGTAATAACCTGTGATTTCTCCATCTTGATTACATTTCTCTGCACGAATCAAGTTCACTGGCATATGATAAGCCTTAATTATTTTATCATGTCTTTCGTTATAGTGTACTTGGATAGCAAATTGACCTAACATCTTTCTATCAAGAATCATTTTACGCACATCTTCCTTACTGAATAAAGCCATCATTTGAGCGTACTCGTTAGGCTTCTTGTTAGCATCCAATGCAGACAAACCTTTTCCGTAAATTAACCGTGAAATGTTGTTTATTATAGATGAATTTGTTGTAGAGTTTGTGTATCTATCCTGAACAAATGAATAGAAGTCATTGTTTTCGCCAAAATCAACCCAATTATCTCTTTTAGATTCTTGGATTACAGGCGTTGTATAAGCACTTAGGCTTAGTATGTGTAGATTATCACTCATAAACTATGAAAGTGTTTGTTGTGGCATTAGAAGTATATTGTCCGTTGTTTACGGAGAATGTCGAAATTGATTGATCAGTACAGAAAATCTTATCCTTGTAACAGATAGTTGAACCAGTAGAAAGTAAAAGTGTGTAGGTGTGATTCTCTACAAGAGCAAATGTTGCAGTAATCGTGTTTACGTAGCCTCCCTGAGTTGAACTCGTAATTGCAACCGTTGTTGTCACGTTTGTTTGTTCATCAGTTATTGACATCGTTGTATAATTCTCAAAGCGAGGAATAAACGAAAAAGTCTGAGCTGATGTAGATGTTGTTAGAACTATCATAACCTATAAACTTAAAGAGTTACGATTTGTTTTAAAATAGAAAAGGGTAACCGAAGCTACCCTATTCACACTATGAAAAAGAAAAGTATTATGCAGTTACAATAGTAGCAACCCCGAATACGTCACCTGCTCCACCTGCTAAATCTGCCTCAGTAGCACAATCCAACAAGTTAGCTAATAATTTCTCAGTTCCTACAAAAGTTAACGTGTAACCGTTCAAATCACCCATTGCAGTTCCATTAGCTACGTTTGCAGTAGTTAATTCCATTCCATGCTCTAAACCTGCAAGGAAGAACTGATTGTTACGGTTTTTGATTACGATGTTAGGACGTCCGTAAGATAACAATTTAACCGTTTTGTGTGTAGCAGCATCTTGTTTTTTCAAGATTACTGATAACGTTTGTTCTACGAATGAAGTTCCGTTTTCACGTGATGAAGTAATTACTTGATCAAAAGAGTTTGTCCCTTTCAATTCGTATTTGTACAATGAAGTCACGTTTGCAACTGCTTCGATTGTATCTGTACCTGTTACATAGGTAATGTCTGTTGGATAAGAATAGTCTCCGTAATTGATAAAGTAGATAGCGTCAATTCCACCTACTGCGTCTTTACATACTTCTAATCTTCCGTTTGCGATATCACAAGCCATAATTTTTAAATTTTAAATGTTATAAAAAAGGGAGGAGCGTTAACCCCTCCCCGATTGTTTTTTGTTTAGCTAATATTAGTTAGCAGAGTTTGTGATTCCGTAAGTAACTACGTCTGATGCAAAACCATATTTAGCATCTGCCGTGAAACGCATTACCACTCGGACGTTCTGTGATGCGTCAGTTTCTGCCATATCTAACACACGTACTTCGTTCATATCGTTCAACAATCCAGTTGCAAAGTACAAGTTAGATTTTTGAGCAAGTAAAGCAGTATTTGAGTTCAATCCGTTTGCCATGAATACACGAACACCGTCAAAGAATACATCACCTAAAGTTTGGTTTGTTCCTTTGTTGTCGTAACCATTAGCACCTACTCCTGAAGCAGCGAATCCACCCAAAGCACGTACATAAGCACGGTAAATGTTGTTAGATACATACAATGTCAAATCTTCTTTTCCGTAGATAGAAGCAGGACAAGCATCAACGATTTTACCTAATTCAGCAATAACGTTAGCAGCAGTAACTGTAGTACCTGCAACCTCTTGACCTGATGGTAAAGTTGCATCAGTAGTTAATTGTGTCATGATACCTGCGAACTGACCTGCAGTTGCGTTAACACCTCTCCAAATAGATACCTCCATAGCAGCAGCAACTTTCTCAGCAGCGTGTGCTAATAAGAAATCTGTGAAGTTTTTCGGCATTACTGAAAATGCAGAGTAACCCATAGAAATAGCTTCCCAATCAGAAACGAAATCTTTTTTACACAATTGTAAGTTAACTTGGAATTCTTCAGGTTGAAGGATTTTCTCAGTCAACGTGATTGTTGATGTAGCATCAAAATCACATGTAGCGTTTGCGATGATATCATCTGTAGCTACACGTTTGATAACTTGTTTGAACTTTACGTTAGGAACGATAGTAATTCCTCCTTTGTCCAATGTTGGTGCAGATAACAAAGCAGCAGCGATGTAACGACCCGCAAATTCTCCCGCATACGAAGTCGTAATCGAGGTCGTAGTGGCAAGGTTTGTTTTTTGTAAACTCATTTTGTTTAAATTTTAAATTGTTAATATTATTTGTTAAATTTTTCTAAGATTGAATCTAATGTGTTACGCTCTCTGTTTTTAGCAAACTTGAATGTTTCAACTGGATTCGTGTTTTCAGGATTAAAACTAATTGGTTTAGGCTCTTCTGAAAGTTCGGTTACCTCTTCTGTAACTTCGTCAACTTTAGAAAGCAATTCCAATTGAGCTTTCAATTCGATATTTTCGTTTTTAAGTGCTTCGATTTCTGAGAAGAATGTTTCTTTTACGATTGATTCAACAGTTTTCTTTGCTTGTGGAGCAACAGGTGCAGATTCAGCTTCAACTTCTACTTCTGCTTCAGGAGCTTCAACCTCTGGAGCTTCCTCTTCAACAACTACCTCTTTAACCTCTTTGATGATACCCTCAACTTCTACTACTAGAATCATTCCGTTCTCTAATTCGTATTCTCCAACTGGAACAGGAATCATTTGCTCGTCTTCAGTTACAATGAAAACTTCGTTATCCATTTCAAATGCATCTGCTTCAAGAACTGTAGTTCCATCTACTAACTTCATTTGCTCTAAACTCACTTCCATTCCTAAAAGTGCTTTGATTTTGTTAATTGTGCTATTTTTCATTTGTCTTTATTTAATTGTGTTTAATAATGCTAAAGCATCGTCAATAGTTCCTTGAACATCTTCACCTAACATAAATAATTCACTCAACAATTTATCAGGCTCTGTTCCTTGTAATGGAGTTCCTAATTCTTTAGATAATTTATCAAGTTGACCTTTAAACTTAGTTGCGTTTGTCAATACTTTTTTACCATAATCTTTGTTCAATTTTAAAGCAGCAATATCATCTTTAATAGATGTAACTGCTTTTGAAATCTTATCTTTAGATTTAGCATATTTACCTGCAGTATCTTTTGCTTGTTTAACTGCAATAGTTAATTCACCCATTAAAGCCAAATCAACTTTATGACTTGCTAACTCTGTAGCGTTTCTCTCAATGTCTGCTACTTTTCTAAACACTTCGTTTAATCCCATTGTTCTTTTTTTTTATAAAACTTGTTAATATTCTGTTTGTTGTATTTTTATCCGTTTTGACGAACTATCGTTCTCACTCCTGAGTCAACTGTTACTGTAACGTTTTCAGTTCCTGTAGTCATTCCTACGCCTTGTGCTTGTAAACTTCCATCACAACATTTGCTAGAGTATTTTCCGTCTTCGCATAGACATCCTCTACGTCCTCCTTTTGGACTAGAGTAACTTGGTGTTTTACTTTTTGCCATCTTCTAAAATTATTTGTTTGATTTTTTCGATTAATAAATCCTCTTCAGTCATTTGAGACATTTCTAATTTGTCCGCAAAGTAACCCTCAATAGAGAATCCTTTTACTTTTCCTTCTTTTACGTCTTTCCAAACTTCCTCGTTGTTTACCTTCATGGATATCATCCACGTTCCTTTTGGCAAATCAAAGCCATAAAATCGGGATTTATCCGATTTAGTATCGTCAATTATCCAACTTTCTACAACAGACATTCCTTTCAGTTTCTTGTCATGCTCGTATGTAGCGTTGTTTTGATTTGAGTTCATTAAGAATAACTCTGATGCTTTGCGTACTGTATCAGCAGAGAAATAAATGTAGTATTCCTCTTTCGTCTTTTCGTTCACTCGGTAGATTTGCTTATCAGGAACTAATGCTGCACCCATAAGAATTTTCTTCTCAGTGTCTACTTCCTTTAATTCTACTTCGTGTTTTGATAAGTGAATGAAATTTTCCTCAATTGCTGGAGAACGAACAACGGAAACTGCGTCAATTCCACTTAATGAATCCTTTTCGTCAATTACTAATTCTACAATTTTCATATTTTCTAAACTTAATTATTGTACTAATGTTGCATTTTCAACTCTGTTGCGATCCAATGCCTGTGCAGTTGTTACATCTCCTGAAACAACGTAAGCCTTTGCAGGAGCTTGTTGCAATTGTGCTAACTGATTGATTCCTGAGTTACCAACTACGTTAAAATTTGCAGACATGACTGAACCTCCACCGCCACCGCCACCATCAGGTGAAGGATTATCAGTTGGAGGAGTTCCACCTGCTTTTAACGCAGACAAACCTTTTCCTGTTGCGGCTGCGATTGCTGCTATTGATATTCCTGCTCCAATATTATTTCTTAAAATCAACGCCTCTGCAGCTGCTACTGATGCTCCACCTGTTGCAATGGAAAGTGCAGTTCCTGATGCTCTTGCTGCTTGATTAGCTGCTTTGGTTTCTATGATTGTTTTTGCAATTGCTACTGCATTTTGAGCAATTAATGCGGCTGCTTGAACTTTTTTGTTTCGTTCAAATAAATTTGCAATTAGACCTATTCCTGCTTGGATATTATTAAAGTCTGCATTTCTAACTTGCTTTAAAGTTTCAACAACCGCCTTTTCAGCTTCTATCTTATCTTCATTTGCTTTGTCTTGAGCTTCTTTTTCTTTTAAACGTGCATCCTCTTTTTGCTTATAATCTAAATCTTGATATTTTAAATTAATATCATTTTTTTCATTGAGTTTAGCAATTTCAATTTCATTAAGTGCCTCAGCATTTCCTTCTGCTAAAGTTTCAAGTTCAAAGTATTTATCTTGTACTGCTCTTAATTCTCTCTCTTGGTCACTTAAAGTATTTAAATAGTTTTGCTCTGATAAATTTTCTATTATTTGTAATTGTTCATTTTCTTTTTCAATAGCATTTTTCTTAGCATCAGCATTAGCTTTCAACATAAGATTTTGAGCTTCTATTGCTTTTGTTTCCTTATCTACTACATTTGTGTTTTTAGTGGACTGTTTGGAATAATCAATTATTTTCTCTGAGTTATCTCCTATTGAAGCTCCTTGTTTTTGTAGTGCTTTAATTTGTTTATCAATAGAATCAGAACTTTTATCTAATGATTTAATTTGTTGATCTAAATTTTTAGTTCCTTTAGTTTGGACTTTACTAAAATCCATTTGTGCCAACTTAGCATTTTCAGCTGCACTACTAAATCCAATCCATCCATTCTCTGCAGCATCTCCATAGTTTAAAGTCCAAGTAGTAGCGTTTTCCTGTGCTTCAGAAACGAAATCTAATTGTTTTTTAACTTTTGCTTGTAGCTTTTCTGCTCTTACTTCCTCAATTGCTTTTGCTTGTGCTTGTAATTGAAGTAACTTGATATTTTTAGTTAATTGTCCGTTTATTTGTGCAATGGATTGCGTTTCTAAATTGACATTCTTAAGTAAGTTAGGATAAGCATCTTGAAACTGCTTTACCTTTTTTATCTTTTCTGCACGTGTAAGATTTTCATCTTTTAACTGAATGCTTAATTTATCTGCTGCACTTAATTCGTTTTTAATCGAATCAGTAGCTTTTGACATGGCTTCATTAGCAACTGCTTGTTCTGCAGTTTGACTGCTAATAGATTCTTTTAATTTATCCCAATTTGCAATAGCTAATCCTAAACCTGCAATTACTAATCCAATTCCTGTTACTGCAAATGTTTTTCCAGCAGTTGTCATTCCCTGAAATGCATTTACTGCAGTATTTTTTAATTCTCTAAAACTAGGTAGTGCTTCTCTGATTCCTTGAACGCCTTGTTGAACTGCCATTGCTGACTGAACCTTTAATAAAGCCTCTTCCATTTCTTTGGATTCAGCTCCGAAAGTTCCCATGACACCCTGAGCTGCACTAAATCCTGCAGTAAGTCCACCTAATGCACCTCCGAGTTTTTGTCCCATCGTAGTTGCAGCGGCATCAACTGCCATGTCAGTTTGAATCTGAACCTTACGATAGTCTCCAACGGTCTTTAATAAGTCCTTGTACTCTTTAGTTGTAGTTTTTCCTGCGTTTGCTAACTCATATAACCTGTCCTCAGCCTCACCCATACGTGTCGTAAGGGGTTGCAGGTCACCGTATACTTCCTCAAAACTAGCAGAAACGTCATGCGTAGCTTTGGAGAGATTCTCCATTGACTTTACCGCATCTTTAGTATTTACATCTATTTCAATTACTTTCTTTTCTGCCATCAGTTAATTTTTTTACGTGCGTTTTTTCTTATTTCTTGTCGTGTCATTTTGCGAAATGATTTAGTTAAAGCATATTTTCCTTTAGCGATATCTATGTTTTCTGAAACTCCGTAGAAATTATCTACTGTCAGCATGGCGATTATGTTCTTTATCATTTCTGTAAAATATTTATGGTTTGATTTTCGATTATTCCTGTATTTAAAGTAAATTCAACGTTGATAGGGTATATAGTTCCTGCATCTCCTGCAGGTAAAGTAACCGTTACTAACTGACTTGCATCAATTAAATCAGGTGCTATAGTTACATCGGCTACAGTTGTTGATATAAATGCACTTACTGCTCCGTTTACAAAGTCAATTGGAACTAATACGTTTCCTCCTGCTATTCCTACATTTGGAATCTGAGTAGAATTTACCATTGGACGAAAGTCAAGTATCAACTGAAAGTTTACCTCTCCTGTAGTTAGGTTAGATTGCATTGAGTTGATAATATATCTCTTGTCTCTGATAACTAATCTATCGTTTAAACGTAGTTCTGTGAGTAAGCTAATAGGCAATATCGTTTTTACACTGATCAATCTTTGCTTTAAGTTGTACAAATTGTACAGGTAGGAAAAATAATACGTTCCAAATAAAGTTTGTTGAACTGGCTCGTTTAACATTGTTGAAATGTCAGGAGCAAAGTTTAACGTGTAGTTTGTTAAGTTCGTGTAAAGGTCTTGACCAAATGGTGTGTAATTGTTTATTGTGTCAGTAGATGATCCGTTATTAAATTTAAAATTTACATTTAAATTATCATATTGATAAAGTAGAATAGGCTTAGGAACGTAAGGAGCAAACTCGTTATTTAGTGAGTAACCAACCTGCAAATTAGAACCTGCAAATTTATTCTGTAACAAATTCTCAAATGGAACGTCTAAAGTAAATTCATCTCCATCATAGTTATATTGATATGTCGTGTTTCCGTACTGGCGATTGAATAACTGATTGAATTGCTTGTTTAAGAATGATTCTGAATCCTGATATTTCATCGTGATTTTCTTGTACAGTTTCATTCTATCTACATCAATCGAATTAACGTCTGTGAATTTAGAAATGTCTACAATAGCTCCTGCTGAATACCAATCGTCCAAAGGCTCAATTTGAAAACTGTTTACCGCTAATCCGTAACAAGTCATGTTGAACATTTTAAGCACTCCACTAAAGAACTCACTTATCTTCATGACAGGAGGCATAGATGCTAAATCAGTATTTAAAACAATTAGTTGTGATAAGTTTGAACAAGTTGCATAATCACTAACAATAGAACCGCTTGAAATGTACTGAACGGAATATTTAATATCACTATCAATTGTCATGGCATTAACTGCTCTCAGTTTGAACTGATATGTTACATCAAGTCCTGCAGTTTGATTAAAGAAATCACACGTGTAAGTTCCTACTCCACTTCCGTAAATGGTATTAAACAAGTTCCCATTTTGGTAAATGTCTATAAAATAAGTATCTCCAGTTGAAGCTGCAGTAACTTCAAATTCTATCAAGTGACTTAACACACCTGAAATTTCTTGAATGTGTAAAGT